ATCATCTGGCTACTGGCGGGTCAGGTTATATGGACCCCACACCCATCGAGGCTGAGTGGTTGTTTTGGATCGACTCTGACATCCAGTTTACGATGGATCAGATCAAGCACCTTCACGGTATCAAAGATAGACATAAATTCGTTACGGGTTGGTATCAAAGCAACTTCACCGATGCAGCTATGGTGGGCTTGTGGGACAAAAAACACTTCCGCAAACACCTGCACATGCCGTTTACTTCAGCTAAGTTTTTGAAGGAAAAAGCAGAAGAGTCCGACAAGCTGTTGCGTGTTGACTGGTGCGGATTCGGTTTCACCAGAGTCCACCGATCTATCTATGAGAACATGAAATACCCGTATTACCCTCTAAATCATGTGAGTGTAAAGGGGTGCGTAGATCCCAATAACAAAGAAAAGATTTTTGATGTCGAAGATCTTTCTTTCGAGGACGTTAGTTTCTGCAATAATGCTTATAAAGCAACGGGTATTAAGCCTTTAGTAGTACCTAAACTTCGTGTTGGACATCTTAAATCTTTTATTATTTAAATATATTGAAAAATAATACTTACCCTTTAGATTTTAAAAATGACCAAAGATGATAAAACAATATTATGTAGTGCGGCAGAAAGAGCAGCCATTCGTCAAGTTATAGACCTTGCTCTCAAGAACCCCTTTTCAGGGGGTCTAAATATATCAAAGATTGCAAATTATCTTGCCGATAAGTTTGCAGATCCTGCTCCACCAGAAGAAGATTCTGAAGTTGAAGAAGTAGAAGAATAATGCCCGTTCAAGGTAATCAACCCAGCCCTCAGAGGCAAACAGTTCTAACATTCGTATCTCCGAATGTTCAAGATCTTCTGTTCTTTGAAACTGTTGATGCGCAGAGGGTTGGGAAAACACCTCCGACATATGGGACAGCTCACCCCGACACTGCTAATTTTCCTAATCATATATTAGCATATGTAAAACAAGCTGACCCTAATGGACAATTTTATTACTATTATTATGCCAATACAAGAGCGTCTCAAGACGAGTATAATTTTGAATATTCCCAATCTAGTTTAGGCCAAACAAAGTTTGATACAGTCGTAAGGACTTACGTTACCCTTCGTTCTGAATTTACAGAAGATGATTCTAGTTTGACTGCTGGGTCTGAAATGCCGACCGCACCTTCAGCAGCTAATTTTTCTGGTAAGGGCTATGCTCTTATGAGCAGGGTTCAAAAAAGATTAAGCGACCGTGAATTGGATGGAGTCTTTGTTGTTGAGCAAAGGACTTACTTTGTAAGAGAAGATATAGAGACTCTTAAGTGGGATGATTTATCTCATAGAAATTTAAAAAGCACTTTAAGTTATTACTACACTGGAGAGACTCCCAGCGGTGCCGGGGCTACAATAGATGCTCTTGTTGTTGATTCAGACAATTCTTGGTGGCAAACAGAGGTTGTTACTAATTCTGGCATAAGCGTTGCTTCCTATAGAGAAGGCAGACAAATATCTTCAGACTGGTTTGAAGTCATAAAGAAAGAAGTCATTGCAGGAACTGCGGACGGTTCCAACATATTGGTTGATACATATATGACCTCTATGGATCATTCTTTCCCTCCTGTTTTAGAGTCTATCCAAATAAATGCTTGGGAGAGGCATGACGGCCAACTTCTAGTGTTTCCTGAATACAACATGAATCCTGAAGCTTATCGGGGTCCTTGCCGTGTTGAAGTAAAAGTAAGATGGTCTGCTAATAAATTTGATAGCAGCAATGGAGGAGAGCCTGCTGCAAAAGCTATGATTCCTCAATCATTTCAATTTTCGACTCCTTACTTTAGAATAAACGTACCTCCGTGTCTAATGAACGGGGGAGAACTTACAGCGACAACAGGTAATGTTGATCCAGTTTATAAATACGCTATTTACCGCAAAAAAATCCCTGTCACTACTCCTCCATCAAGGCCGGAGTCTCTTGTTGTGAGAGATAAGCAAGAACCTGCACGGGGTGGTTTTGTTCGGCAAACTTGGACTGTCTTTGCACCGTCATTTTAGTAGGGATGGCTAAAGAAAGATTTTTTAAAAGACTACGAAATCTACTTTCAGAGGGTGTTGAGGAGCCTTCTGGCGAAGAGGTTGAATCAATGGATACATCTATTGAGGATGTAGAACTTTCTGAGTTACCTCAATTTTCATACACCCCTAGCACATCGGATGCTGAACCAAATGTTGATTCTAAGTATTATCAAGCAGGTCAGTTGCATGATGCCAGCGGGGAAGTATTTGAGCATCAAGATGTAAGATACCGCCAAGAACATGAACCTTTTCGGCATGAACCTACAGGGGATAGAAGAGTCTGTGTTACTCAGGCTCACTTATATGAGATTCATCCTGCGAAAGCACAAGCTGTAAAAATACATGACCTCTCTCCTTTAATAATTAGTGTTACAGATAACTGTGTTGTCTATTCTAAATTTGAAACTGATGAACAGGGCCAGATCATTCAGCAGCAGGGAGCCGGTGGTAATGACATAGGAACATATACTCTAGGCAAAGAAGATGGAGAAGATGTTCCTAATTCTACTCACTTTGAATTGCCATCAGAAGATGCCGCAGGAACTCAAGGTGTATATTATATACCTTTATTTTGGATAAAGGATGGTGAGTTGTGGAGAGATCATTGGAGTGATTTGGAGGATGATAGCCGTGAGGTTCAATTATTCGGAGGTCTTAGAGGGCATAGAGGTCCCTTTTGGTGGTTCTGTGGCTACAATAAATTAAATAACATTGGTGGGGGTAGAAATGTTTACAAAAATTATTTTGGAACTCCTTTCGATCAAAAGAATCTTAGGACGTTAAATGAAAGAGCGCAGTCAGGATTAAGTTCCCCATTCTCTAATACGGCTCAGATAAAAGTAAGGTATAAAGATGCTGATCTTACTGATGGGGATGGAGCTGATAGTCCTAATGGCACCCCCGCAGAGAGAGGTGCTGCGGATGAAATTTTAGTTCACGGTAATGCTTTTAATAAATATTGGAAAATCGGGGACAAAGGAGTAGCCATCGTAGAAGATGGACTTGTTAGTTGTTTGTCTGACTTGTCCTGTAAAGATCTAACAACAAGAGAGCTTTCTGTTGCGAGTGTCCTTACTTCTTCTGGAACAATTTCTGTAGCGGCATGTCCAACTAGCTCAAATAATCAAAGTGGAGTTTGGCATGGAGGAGCTACTGCTAACTTATGGTCGGGGGGGACATCCTCTGCGGGGGGTGGTCTTACTGCATTTAAAGTTCAAAAATGCGGAAGCACGTCATCTACAGATTGTGTCTGGGTTTTAGGTATTGATGCCTCTGGCGATTATTCATCTTCAGCTCCTACTTTTCCTTCTTTTATTACTGGAGCATCTAGTGTTGTTGGGATTACCGGCGCTGCGCAAACTTCAGTTATAAAAAGTTTAAGTTGTGTTAATGTTCTTTCTGCTTCTGGAGGAACTGTTGATGTATACCAAGCGCACTCTTCAGCTAGAAAATTCTTGGAGTCTCCAGATTCAGCAGATGCTACAACTAAAGTAGTTGAGTGTCCTTCAAGTAATTTGTGCCCTTAATTTTGAGTTCTTACCATACCTTGACGTAAAGGGTATTATTGGTTAAGGTTAGCTTATGGCTACCCTTACCGTAGCAGGGGTCGAAGAAGCCCTGTCAAAGTTTAAAAGTGTAGGTTCTTCTTTTATTCAAGAATTGAATCTGGTTCTTCCTCGCCTGTATGCAATGGGCATGTGGCGTGATTTATTGTTTGAGACAGTCATTTCTTCTACTGACGGAAACTTTACGTTGCCAGATGATGGAGAATCTATCATTTCAGCTATGATTGATAATGATCCAGTTTCTTCAAAAACAAGATTCCATGATTATCGATTGACTGGTCGAAATAGCGATGGAACCACATTGTTTTCTTATGGGATTGTTGATGATGGTTTTGCTCCATCAATAAACGAGTTAGACCCTTCAAAGTCTTACCATATAAAAGTAGAGCCTATTAAGCCACAAACGTCTATCCCAAGGACAAGTAGTAATTTTCTTACTATTACTGGTTTAAGTGCAGATTCTACTCCAGTCATGCAGACTTACACACCGAGCTTTGACACTGCTGCACCCTCAACATCGTCTAGTATTAATTTTACAACTATAACAGAGATAAGAAACGGAGATTCTTCTTTGCCTGCTCCTGTTTTAGTATCCGCTGTAAATAATTCTGATGCTACTGACACACTAGAATTAGCCTTTGTTCAAGAAGCCAACAAAGTTTCTAATTATCGTCGATACAGAATTGGCAACGATGTTGCGAATACGACTAAGAAAACTATGCGTCTTTTGATAAAGAGGCGGTTTGTTCCTCTCATAAACTCTTCTGACATTGTTAGACCTAGTAACTTGAACGCAATAAAGCATGGTTTGCTGGGTAATGTCGCGGAAGAAAATGCAGACCTTGAGAGGGCAAATTATCATTGGGGAGTTTGTAGAAGACTCCTCGATGAAGAACTAGATGCTTATAGAGGAGAAGCTAAACCTGTTTTGAGATTTGATCCATCGGGATCAGGATCACGAGTACCTAATATATTATAATTATGAATGAATTAATCCAAAGTGTTATTGATAATCGTGGTGAGATAATTGCCATTCTCACATCGGTAGTTGCTCTTGCTTCTGCTGTGTGCGCACTAACCCCAACTCCAAAGGATGATGGGGTAGTAAAAGTTGCATACAAAGTAGTAGAGTGGCTTGCTTTAAATGTAGGCAAGGCCAAGCAAAAGTAAAAGTGGGTCTTGTTAGACTATTAAGTAATGCCTTAGAAGCATTTGTTGCTTTTATGGAATTTAAACAACGAATTTATATAGATGAGCTGGAAGATAAAATTGATGACCTTGCTAGGGATGGGAGTCCTGCTGCCAAGTTGCGGATCGATAGACTCGGCAAAAGACTCAAGCGTGAACGAATCCGCTTTATACGATCCTCCAACGATCCATCTTCTTGATGGAGTTCCATATAAATTTAAGGAAGGAAATCTTTTAGGTAGGGGTCAGAGATACCACTCTAATTACTCTTATTTGAGAGCAGTAACAATAGGAGATGGTAAATGAATTCATCTAAAGTTTTAGATACATTACTCGGAGTTGCAATGCCCACAATAGGGGTAGCGACTTCTTTGCAAGAGCAGCTTGAGTATTGGTTAAGGATTACTTCTTTATTTTTAGGGATAGCGGTAGCAGCAGTTTCGCTCTACCGCTTAATTTTTAAACACCGAAAATGATAGGTATAGCTATAGGACATTCTCGTAAAGGGGACTCAGGGGCATGGCATGTGGGGAGTCCTAGTCAAAGCGAGTGGGCATTTAATTCTGAGCTAGTGCCTTTAATACTACCCAAACTAAAAGTGCCGTATGAAGTTTACGACGATTACAAAGCTTCTAGTTATGTTGGGGCCATGAGTTATGTCTCAAGGTGCATGCGACAAGATAAAATACAGGCTTGTATAGAATTGCATTTTAATTTTGCAAGTCCTCAAGCAACTGGGCATGAGTGGTTATACTGGGAAACAAGCAAGGGTGGAAAGAGACTGGCTACTTCTTTGCGTGTGGAAATGGAAAAAGCATATCCAGAACTAAGATCTCGTGGTTCAAAGCCTCGTGGTAAAGGACAACGGGGTGCTGGTTTTTTAAGAGCTACTCCTTGTTACGCATGTATCGCAGAACCTTTTATGGGTTCTTCTGCTAAGGATTTGTCTATAATTCAATCTGACTTAAATAAATTAGCTACGGTTTATGCGAATGGAATAAATGGTTTTTTTGATACATGAACATCCCCAAAAGCATAACTCTCGCTGGCATTCGGGTCCGAGTCCAGTTTCGAGATCTAGGGGATGATGATTGTTATGGGCTATATTCTCACCGCAAAAAAGTAATTACATTAGATAGAAGTCTTAAAAATAAAGATCTCTATGAAACATTAAGACATGAAATGATACATGCAGCTTTCGCAATATCTGGATTAGGTTATTGTGAGCGCTATGAAGAAGAAGCAATTGTTCGTTGTATGGATGAAATATTTTTCCCCGCGTGGGAGCGAGTATTAAGAAGGCTTGAATCGGGATGAGCAAAGAACTGCCTCCGCAGTTCAAAAGGGCCAAAGGGATGCTGGTGTTCACCCCAAACAGCGACAACATAAAAGAGGCTTTTGAACGAAGTGAGAAGTTAGGAATATTACCTAATTCATTTACAAGGGGGGTAGGTCGAATGACAGGGTTCTTGGGGGAGGTTGCTTTTGAAATTTTATATCCAAACGCTAAATACGTGGGAGCCAAAGTGTTTACTCACGATTATGAGATAGGCAGTAGGACAATTGATGTAAAAAGCAAGACCTGCTCAGGGAAACCTCTTCCTCACTATACCGCTTCTGTTAATTGTGCAGAAGGTTATAAGCTATCTGCAAGGGCTTACTTCTTCGTTCGTATACGAAGAGACTTAACCAAGTGTTGGTTAGTTGGTTGGGCTACTGCTAATAAAATACAAAAGCATGGAGACTATTGTAAAAAAGGAGAGGCTGATGACTCTGGATTTACTTATAAGGTAGACGGGTATCACTTACCTATTTCATCACTACGGAGGGCGAACTCTCTGTAATATCGTCGTAGTCGATATCGAAAGGTGGGGTAACATTTATAATCCAAACTTTACCACTTCCCTTCCCTACAGATTTTATTGGCCTAATATCTAAATTAGTCCTCCCAGCATCTTCAAGGTGAGATAGTCCGTTTCTGACGAATTCTAATTTATTAGATGCTCCAAGTGCTCGCCCGTTGTTGTAAGTATGTATAGCTACTTGAAATTCTGTGATCGTCCCGCGCCACTCTTCCATTTGATCATTTTGTTCTCTGCAAGCTTTCGCAAAGAAATCTACTAGCTCTGCGACTTGAGATCTACTGGAGTTGTCATATGCAGCATACGCAATACTTTTGTCTATGAAGCTTTTAACGCCAAATCTATCGTCATCAATCACTTCTTCAGGAGGTTTCCAATCTAGCAACCACTTAAGGAAATAAGGCATTTCAATTTCTATAGTCTCTTCTAGAGCATGTTTCTTGGGGAACATAAAAGGTTTAGCACACACTTTGTATGCCATGATTTTATCTTTGTTACTTGAGTCTAAAGTTGGAATAACACTCATAGAGTTTGCATCATCATTAAGACTTACAATAATCCTACCTGCCCATGGTAGCGTCACGGCATCCGCATACTTTGCCATAAACTGTATTTTTGGATTAGCCACTCCTCTTTTAATAAGTTCTGTGGCTTTCCTTTGATCTTGAAAAGAAGCTGCACTAACAGTGTCATCGATTACCCAAGCCGCAGCACGACCCAAATCTTTATTAAATTTAGTGCCCCCAGATAAGTAATCACTTGCGTCTGCGTAACCACCAACGGAAGCTGCTATTATCTTATTAGACAGTAATGTTTTGCCACGTTTAGCTGGGCCTACAAGAATACATGCTTGTCCTTGATCCTCCTGATTCAATAAAAAAGCGCGATAGAACCTTTGAAACCAAGCAAAGAAATAGTATTTGGTTCTAATACGAGTAGAGTCCACAAAAAATTGATCAAAGAATCTCTCAAGAAAAGGCCACTTTTCAAAGTCTCCAGTCTCTGCCGGAGTAATCGGAGCAACGGTAGCTGAGTTCAGTATTTGCATTCCGTTAAAGGAAACCACTCTTTGGTCTCTTCTGAATACTACAGGGGCAATTTCGTCTATTCTGTTTTGATTACTAATTACGATAATAGCATTTTCAACCTCAGATATGTTCTCTCCTTTCTTAGCTCTATTCTTAAAACCCCTTTGTCGTAGTTCGAGAATAACTTGATCCCTTGGGATAGGCTTGGCTGTGCCATTTAAAAGCTTAAAGAACTGTCTTCCATTAAACCAATATTCATCTAACAGATCCCCCATTTTCTGCTGCTCAAAGTCTTTGACAAAAGCAGACCCAAAAATATCTCTCCAAGACATCCAACCTTTGTCACGATCTGAGTAAACAATCATGCCATCTTCAAATACTTGGCAACCTTCTCTATCAATCCCGTCATCTATCCAAAACAAAGGACCCCTAGACCCAACTTCAAATTCTCCTATCCACCTATTCGGAAATCTATTTTCCACTTCTGACGCAATCCTATCTATAGGTATAGATGTATCTTTAGATTGAGGAGGGTTAGCTTTCGCAGCCTTAAATAAAGCAGTTTGAACTAAAGCATTAGGAACTTTACCACCAAGATTAACCCAATCCTCCCCTGCTTCAAAATACTGAGACGGATTTTCTGACTTAACATCATAGCCTGCAAAAACTCTATGGAACTCAATTGCTCTTTTAAGTTCCTTCATAAATGGTTTGTAGAGAGAGTGCTCAATCGACAGGCACTCCTCAAACTCGTAGCACAATCTAATGTATCCGCTATTAGTCCTAGCTCTCCAGCTAGGCATACACTTAGATGATTTAGCCGCTATGATATCATCAACATTTGCCCAGTCCACTGGAGCATCATAATCAGCAGCTACTCCATATACTTTTGCTACTTTGTTTTCTCCTTCTATTCTACAAAGAGGACTAAATCCTTCGGCCAAGGAAAAAAAACAATGATCTGTAGATTTTTTTCCGCACCATTCCCGATACTCTGCTTTTGAAGCAAATTGAGGTTTAGGTTGCAGCAAGACTTGCGACATATCATCGCAAGCGATACACGCTTTTTCCCGCAAGTTTTTAATGTATTTGTATTTCATTTTTCGTATTTATTAAGAATTGCTCCTTCTGCACTAACAGGAATATCTGGTATCCATTCTGGTGGTGTAGACATAATTCCGATTATTTCATTTAGGGAATCTTGAGCTTTTTCTGTGTCCGTTTCCACAACCATTTCATCGTGAACGTGCATAATTATTTTATGACCAGCTTGGGATACTCTCAACATCATGTCCGTAAATATGTCTCTAGCTAAAGCTTGAGACGCATTCTCTGAAATCAAACCACCCCACAGACGAATGGTCATTTCTTTTCCGTGCCTTGGAACAGAACAAGTATACGAGCTAAACCCTGTTTGATCTTCCCAGTTTTTAATTTTCCCATAGTTAAGATTTCTCCCACTAGGAAGATCTACAATAAAATCAGTATCTATTTTTTTGTTAGCTTCGTGCGCTTTAGCTATTAAGTGATTATATTTAGACCAGAGTTTAGTGACGCTAGGCATAGATGTTCGATATCTTTGAACATTCTTTTTCGCTTCTTTTTCACCGATCCCAGAAATCTGAGCAAACCTTTTGTAACCTGCCCCATAGCCACAACCTAAAACCATTGTTTTGACCATGTGCCTAAGTTCAGAGTTTTGCTTTTTAAGAACGCCCATACTAGAAGGACCATTGCCCCATAACTTAAATCTAATAGCGAAAGCCTCATATATGTCTTCCTCCTTTTTAATCATCTCTAGCATCTCATTATCTTTAGCGAGCCAGCAAAGTGTGCGCACTTCGATTTGAGACAGGTCCACAACAACAAGACTTTTGCCCTTATTTGGAGAGATTAAGTGTCTTAGGTTGACCCCAAACATTTCGCCTCTTGGCAAGTTCTGAAGGTTTAAGTTACCACCTCCTCCTGAAAATCTTCCAGTGTGTGCTCCAAAATACATCATGCCGCCATAATATCTTCTGTCCGGCATGGTTGCTAAAGAGAAGCTCTCTAACTTTTTCTTAATAGAATTTATCCTCCTCCAGTTTTTAACAGCTCTGATCCAGGAAAATTTTCCTTCGTTATCTTCGATCCATTTTTGAGAATCTGGATCGTTCTCGGCGAGACTGACGGGCGGTGTTAAACCAACTTTTTTACATTCCTCGTCAAAGGCAGCTCGACTTAAAAGTGGTTTTTCACCATTCCAAGGAATTTGCTCTTCTGCATTAAAGAGTGCTAAAGCTATGATTTCCTTCTGCTTATCGAGAAGCTCGATATCAATTGGAATTCCTCCCTGAACAATTTTTCTATTTAAGGCGCTTATTGTTCTTTCAGATTCAGGCCACTTATCTTGAAGTGATTCCCACAGCCTGAGACATAAAACACTATCCTTGAGAGCATATTCACTTACCTCCTCCTTAAATTCTTCACTCATATCTTCCCACCTTTTCCCTGACATATTGTCCCTAGTAGATTTATCGACGGTCAAATCAAATAATTTAGCTGTCGATCCTTTTAATGATCTAGGGAGCTTGCAATAAGCTGCAAGGTCAGCCGTACAGTGCCATGCTTCAGGCTGACATTCAGGCCACCAGTTACAGGATACACCATACAAGTAGAGAGTTTCATCAAATGAAGCATTGTGAGAAAGAACTATTGCTCCATTAAGTTTACCCCAATCAAAGTCCTTTGGGTGTCCTACAAATTCGGTTTCTTCATTGCCTACTACAGACACCATGTAGGCATCAAAAGATGGGTGGCTGAAGTATCCTAATGGACCGAGGTTCTTAATCGAACACTCTTTGTCATAATAGGTCTCAAAGTCTACGGCGAATATTTTTTCTGTCATATTAAAATACCCCCCTCGCCCTCGATATGAATGACTCTATTGAGGACAAGGGGGGTGACATGGGCTTTTATGCGATTACCCAAAGGTGATGAAATTAACCAGCTACAAAGCAAAGCCGCCGCATTACCTAAGTTTTATTTTAGTTATCTTCCAACTTAATTTCTTCCTGTTTCGGGAGAGATTTTAATATGTTTTGATAACCGTCTAAAAGTACGTTGTTTGCTTCAACGGCTTTCATAGACTCAGCAACTAGCTCTTCTAGTTTCACTAAAGTTGCTTTTGTAGCAGCTATTTCTTTTTCGTATACTTCTCTCTCCGATATCATTTCAAAAGAATCCCTTCTTTAAGATATTTCAAAACGGATTTGCTTGGGGCAAAAAATTCATCTTTGCCGTCTTTGCCTTTACGTTTTGCCTTCGATATCATCGCTGTGTGGTAAGTGACACCCCCAGTGATTTCGTGAGTGCTTAATGACCACACGTAGTCGTGCAGACTTCCTTGAGGATTAAACTTTTGATACGTGTAAAGCGTCTTAAAAACATTTTTGTAAGCAAGCTTCTGAACCCGTATTTTGAATATGCCATAGTGATCATCCCCGATGCGCATCTGAAAATCAGTTGGGTCAACACTTTCTGGATGTTTGATTAGCATCGTAATGTTTGCAGCTTCCTGCACTTTATGCTGGGAGCTTTTTTTAAGCTCGTGCATTTCTTCTTTAGTGTAGACCTTATTCTCTGAGCCAGTGGGGTTGTTTCGATTGAATGGTGTTTCCTCAAACCAAAATTTTTCACACTGTAGAGGAATAACTTCAAGAGGAGTATTTGGTGCGGCTAGTAAACACCTTTTATCAATTGTAATTGATCCGAATTCTGGGTCTTCGCCGTCAATTGAGTATGTTGAAGACGATTGAAAGATTTGAATCCAAGGTATATTTAGATCGTCTTGATCGGCTGCATCGTTAAAAAATATTAACTTATATTCTGGTTTCTTTGTTGCTAGTTCTGATGACATATTAGTTTAGTTACGTTTTATTTATTATTACTTATTACTTCTCAAGACAAGGTGTGCCTTGGGGAAGATCTTTCAATCACTCCTGCTTCTTGACAGGACTCAAGAAAGTTTTCAGCCTGTGCTTTTTTTGCACCTTTTTCTGCCTGATCGCCAACTACTTTGGCGACTTTTGCAACAGGGATACTTACTTGTGATAAAATCTGCTCTGCGTTTAGTCCATATTCTTTAGCTATAGCAAAAAAGGTAGATTGATCTACAACTTTTCTTGCGCCGTTAGATGCTTTTAATTCCAAGTTCGGAAATTCCATACCTTCTTGGGCTAGTTTCACTGCTCTTTTTTTAAATCGTTCCGCCCAATTTGTAACAATCTTACTTATTGCCCATAGCTGCTCTATTATTTGAGGATCATCAACCTCTTCTAAATCAACATCTGGCAATTGTGGGTTTATCTTTTTAGCAACCTCTACGACTAATCCTCCAAGTGCAGGGCAAACATCTTCAAATTTACAGAACCTACAATTGATAGTTGGAGTTAAGTCCTCTGGTAAAGGGTGCCCATCCTCCCACAATGGACGAACTTTTTCTGCTTTTAGAATTACCTTTGACAGCTCATCTACCAGATCATCAAGCTGATCTCTTTTAAAAGAGTGCTCAAGAATTTCATTCCGTTGGGGTATAAAAAATACAAATGTTATTTGTTTGAGGTTTGGGAACTTTTGAAAGCACCCAATTGTGTATGCTTTTGATTGCCAGTTTTGATCTGGTGTATCAATTTTTGAGATGCCCGTTTTATAATCAATCAAGACAGCTTCATCTCCGTAAACATTTAAAAAATCACAAGTGCCAAAAGTCGATGTCCCGTTTAAGTCTATGTCCAAAAGTATCTCAGAATAACTATCTGTGAGAGTTGAAGGATCAAATGATTCTAAGTAGTTATTTTGATCGGAGCAAATTTCCTCATAGATTTGTAATTCTTTTTCCGACTGAAGATTTGAAGGGTCTCTAATCTCAATAGCTTCATGAATTCTTGTGCCCATTTCCGCAGCGGCGTTTGTGCCTTCCCTGCCTTTGTATCCAGAGCACCCAGCTACATATTTCAAGGAACTGGGAGAAAACTCAGCATGCCCTCTGTCTGAGTGTGCCTGTTGATTCATGGCGCACAACATGAACTACCGGCATTCAGAGGTCAACCTGTTTCTTCAAATTTTTTTGACCTCAGTAGGTAAGTCGCTATTAAAAAAGCGTCAACAATCCCGTCATGGGGTGTCCTACACCTTTTGTTTTTTAGCCAACTTTCTTGCGGAGCTAGTCTCTCTGCTACATTCAAAGCAGCTATTTTAGTCATACCTTTTCCAGTATACCCAATCATTTCTTTCTGCCACTTATGCACCGATATGCGGCACACATCATACTCGTTAGACTCAGCTAAACCGACGAGCTTACCAAAGCTTAGAGCCATTGATCGTATAGCTTGGGAACTTTTTGCGTGAGCTAGTGGTTCTTCGATGGCTAAAGTAAATGGAGTGTTCAGGTCTAACACCCACCGTTTCACTTTTAATATATCTATTTCTTTTTTCTTAGAAACCTGCTTTGTAGGCATAGCAGTCTTAGCAATTACCCCTCCATCAAATTTTGATATGGCGCAGATTCCCCCGTTCAATCCGTTATCAATTCCTATAATCAAAATAAATTAAGAGTAATAATTAAACCATTGCCTTCAGCGGGACTGTAAACAAACACATTTTTCTTTAGTCCTTGAAGAAAAGCAACTTCTCTTGCGTTGCTCGGAATAACTCTATAAAAAGCCCCATCCAGTTCTTTTACTTTAAATGTAAAATCATTTTTTGTGGCTTTATCTTCCCGAATAAGAACCTTCGGATTATGAACAAGCTCTTTGCTTTTGAATAGAGTCATTAGTTTTCCACGATACTTGTATCTAAGAAGCATGGAGAAGAAGGTCCTAAGTCAGATTCCATAATCTGACTAAGAGCAAACCTTGCATCTTTCTTAGATAACCCGTGCTCCTTTTGTAAAATTGAAATTGCAATAGAACTGCTATAGCAAGCAACAGGAGGTCCTTTTGCTTTTTCTACAATTCCTAGAAGAGCTTCCTCTAGCTGATTAAAGAAAACTATTTCTGCATAACAATCAGAGTTCTCTACATTTCCATCGACAATAGAAAAATAATTATGACTTCTTTTAGCATATGGATCTTCGTGTTCGTTGTAATCCCACGAAAAATTATCAAAGTTATTGATCATTGTTATTAATATCTATGATGGGTTCTTTACCTAAATCAGCCTTTCGATTGTTAAGTATCGATATATCAATGTGCATTTTACTCGAAGGCCCTCCCCCTGTTTTTGAATTAAGTCCTAAACTTCTCCGTATAATTTGATCTAATTCTGAAAGTTCACGTACATTTTTAGGGCCGCGAATATTTTTCATACTATCTCTGGCTAGTTTAATACCCGCTGCCGCGATGTAATGCTGATACTGTTCAGCAGGACTATTCTGACTTTCTGAAATTTCATTGATTGTTTTTTCCTCTTCGATTCTTGCATCATGCTTTGCTAACATTACTGACTCATCAGTCATGTTTTCATAGTCCTCTTCATTTAAAGGCTGCGTATTTTTGCGTAAAGAAACATTATGTTTTTTAAACCAGCGCCTTACTGTTCCTGCGTGTACTCCTAATTCTTTTGCAATAGAGGAAGTTTTCCAATTAGCATGATACATTTCAATAGCACGTAGTTGAATTTCTTCTTTGGAATTGATAGGCATAAATTTACGATTACGGTTTAACAAAAATATGACTTTAAACGAAGCAAGGAGCAAGCAGTTACTAGAACCAAGAATAGACTCAAAATCTAAGAAGATGGACGTGGGTGGTTTTAAAATACCACCTACGAGTCTTCTTACAGCTTTGTTATTTGGTTTTGCTAATCACGAAGATGTGGTTGTTCGTGAATATTACTTCTGGCGTTTGTGTGATGAGCTGTGGAACAGAGAAGATTTACCTGAAAAATTAATGGTAAAACATCCATGGGCAAAACTCATGGTCCGTGCAGCTCTAGAAAATAAGTATTTAGCTATTGGGGGGAGTGCTTCTTCTGGGAAAAGTCACACGATGGCTGCGTGGGGTATCATTAACTGGCTTTGCAAACCACAAGATACTCTTGTTTTAATGACTTCTACTACGCTACGCGAAGCGCGAAAACGAATCTGGGGGAGTGTCATGTCTCTTTTATCCGTAATAGATGACGCTCCTATTAAGATTAGGGATTCAATTGGTAATGCAGCCTATATTAATGAAAAGGATATTCTAATTGAGAGAGCAGGACTTTCGTTAATTTCTGCTGAAAAAAGTAAAACCAAAGAGGCAGTTGGTAAGTTTATTGGTATAAAACAAAAGCGGGTGATTCTTATCGGGGATGAGCTTTCCGAGCTTTCTGAAGCTATATTACAAGCTGGTTTAACAAACTTATCTAAAAACCCTGAATTTCAGTTGATAGGTATGTCTAATCCAAATAGCAGATTTGATGCTTTTGGAGTTTGGTCTACTCCAAAAAATGGGTGGGATAGTATAGATACAAATATTGATGATGAGTGGGACACAAAATGGAATGGCAAGTATTTACGTTTAGATGGTGAAAAGTCCCCAAATATTTTAGCAGGAGAAACAATATATCCATGGCTTCCTACTGAAGAAAAACTAGCCGAAGACAAAGCTTTACTTGGTGTTGAGAGCAGAGGGTATATGAGGATGGTAAGAGCCGTCTTCTTTGATAGTGACGAAACAACAGGGATATATAGCGAAAATGAGTTGTCCTCTAGTGGTTCATTAAACAATGTAGACTGGAGTGGTCACCCTACAAATATCTGTGGGATTGACCCTGCATTTACTAATGGTGGAGACAGAACAATTTTGTACACAGCTAAGTGTGGCTATGATACTGGTGGTCAGTATGTTATAGAATTTGGAGAAGCAATACATTTAAACGATGACGCAACAAATAAAGCTGTTCCTAGAACATATCAAATTGTTAAGCAGATAAAAGATAAGTGTCAGCGTCTAAAAATATTGCCTGAAAATGTAGCGGTTGATGCTACTGGAGCCGGACAACCGTTTTGTGATGTGCTGGCAGGAGAGTGGTCTAATAGATTTTTGAGAGTTGGCTTTGGGGGGAAAGCTAGTGACAAAAGAGTAAGTGCCAATAGTAAGATGATTGGCTCAGAGCTATATGTTAATCGTGTATCAGAACTTTGGTTTGTAGGAAAAGAGCTAATGAGAACTCGTCAAGTCTTTGGAATTACATCTGATTTAGCTCAAGAAATAACAGGGAGAAATTATGATATGGTGAAAGGATCTACTCTACGGATGAAAATAGAAAGTAAGCCAGAATTCAAATCAAGGTTTGGTAGAAGCCCAGATTTGGCGGATGCTGCTTTTTTAGCTTTAGATTGCGCCCGTCAAAGACTTGGTTTGGTCGCGGTAGATCCCCCTGAAGATTCTACAACACAAAATCCTAGAAGAAGAGTCACAATAAACACGCTTTCAAAAGCTTTACAAAACTCAGAGACAACCCTCATGGATTGACTTTTTGAGTGTAAACTATTATATTTTAGTTTATGCCTACACATACTGGGGATAGTGATCCCATTACACAAGATTATCTCAATGCTGGCATTGAAGATGAACCAATTGGGCGAGGTACTGTAAATCGAGAAACGCAGGACGAGAAGATTAAGTTCCGTACGGAGCAACAAACATCTAAGTTTGCAAATCTCCTAGATAGAAAAAATTTGCGGAGACAGATTTCTGAAGCTTTTGAAATAAAAAATAAAAAAGAAAGACGGAAAAAACTTAGGGAATTAAGTGATGTAGGTATCAATGAACTTGGGATTGCTGAAGATAAATTAGAGAGAGTCTTAAACAAGGAGCAGAAATCTATTGATGATGCACTAGAGGAGAAAAAAAGAAGGGACGATTTTTTTGAGAGGAACAAAAGAAGTAGGTCTTTAAATCAAAAAAGAACTTTGTATAGCCCTAACAGACAGCTTCGTCTTGCAAAAAGATTGCGCAAGCAAGGGTTTATGCAAGCAGCCGAAGATGCTGCCCGTGCTTTTGCAAGGTCTCCTGAAGCGATGGCCCCTGCTATATCAACACCTAGTATGAGGGCACAAATGGATCAGGACAATCAGAGGCTAGTAGAGATTGAACAAGAGAATATGACTCTTAGGAATCTTATTATGAATAATAGAGGTAACAATTTTCCTATATAATTTATCTGTATTTTTATTATGGCTGAACCTGATTTAAATTTTAACCGAGATATTGCGTCATTACGCAATGATTACGGGTTTGGAGAGTTGACCTCCACGGAGTCAAATTTTTTAAGAGCTAAATCTAATGCTGCACTTCAACCTGCTCTATCTGAAAATTTAGCTTTGCGAGCTAGTCTTTCTAAACAAAGACAAGCCGACTTTGCATTTAAAGAAGGCATGTTCGAACTAAAAAGACGCAGACGAGATATTAAAAAGAAGGAGGACTTGAATAGAGAAGCAAAGAACGAAATTCCTAATATTAGTAATATCTTAACTAAAGCCGAATTAGATGATGAAAAAGCATCAACGACTCTTGCTACTTTAAATAAACTTAAATTAGAAAACTCTGAGTTGTATGCTAGTAACGACATCTATCGCACGTCTATGGACGCTGCTCTAGGGTTCTTATCTGTAAGAGCTACTGAACAAAATAAAAAGGAAACAGAAAAGAAGATCAAAAAAGAGAGGAAGAAGGCAAAGAAAGAAGCAAAGATAAAAGAAGAAACAGACATTTCTTCTATGGTAAACTTAGCTGTAAATAATTTGCCCCCTGAGCAGGCTATTGAATTTTTAAAAGCTAATTTTGAAGCAGAAGGTTCTTTAGGTGGCAAACGAGTAGTACCGAAAGAAGCAGCTCAACTTAGATTACTAGAAGTAACCAAAGGTCTAGAAGAGGACAAGAAAACAACTAGCCGTAATATCGCAAGGCAAAAAGCTAGTGAAGAAATAGAAGATCAAAAAATTAATCTAATTGAGGCTCTTATCGATAGAATACCGGAAGAGCTTAAAAAATTAGATGAAGAAAGAGGTTCTGATTTTGCGCAGAGTCTTAAAGAATACGAAGAAATTTTCCCAGAGCTAAAAGGGTTTGTCTCTGGGGGAAATGATCAATTAAGATCAGGAGCGTTAGGTGCAAGACTAGAAAACATACGAGCATCACTATTAGCTAATAAAATAAAATTGTTGGAGGAGAAGGCAAAAGGCCGTGGCGCGGGGGGTTTATTACCGGATTAAAAATAAAAATTAAATAGCTTCTGCTATGTCAGATACAAGCGACCGAAAGTTAAGTTTTGAAGAGACACCATTCTCTGAATGGGCGTCTAAAAACGTGTATGAAGATCCTGTTGAAGAAGCTTCTCGCTATATCGAAGATTTGCGCGGGGAATATTTAAATGCAGGTCTTCTTACAGAGGAGGTAGAAACAGATCTACGAAACAATCTTTCTAGGAGTCTAGCTTCTAGAGGTTTGCTTACGGAAGAAAATTTAAAAGAGGTATCTCTTAAAATAGACAGTTACTCGCGGCCATCTTTATTAGAAGATGCTACCTTTGTAAAAGATAATGTCAGCGAAGCTATGGAGTTTACTCCAGAAGAAGAAGAAAAGTTAGCTACTTTTATTACGGCTGGGGGAGTTGAAAATGTTGAGAACCCTGAAGATCTAATTGAGATACAAGAAATTGTTCGAAGCAAAAAAGAAAAACATCTTGTTGATCTTTATGACAGAGGCGAACTCATCGCAGGCTCTTATTACGATAAAGAAGGCAATAGACAATTTCTAGGAGGCAAAGTTCCAGAGGGAAAAACAGAGCTAGATGTTATTAGAGAGAATGCGGATTTTGGTGTTCTCCCTACGGACTTTGCCGCATTGAAAATTCTTCGCCGAGAAGATCCTCTTCGGGGAAATCTCATGCAATATGAGATTAAAAAAAGGTTAGAAGCAGAAGAACAAGTTAAAGTTTTTCTAGACTCGAAAGATACACTCCAAGATACAACAATTATTGCTCAGTTCGAAGCTTTGGCTAGAGACCTCGGAAGTAGTAGTTCTTGGGAGTGGGATGACAAAGCGTATGATGCTACTGGGGATTGGCTTGGCGATATCGGAATGGGCATCAAAAAGGCGTGGAATTTTGTTTCTTTTGATAAAGAAGAATTCAACGAGGTAGAATCTAAAATTGCGTATGAAGAAATGCGCGAAGATTTTCAAGAGCGTGTTGCCGAGACTAAACAAAATTTAGTAGGTACTCTTACAAAGAGAACAAATCTTGATCCAGAAATCGTGGAAGATGTTGTAGAAGATATTACGACACGGTTAGCATTCAACGGGTCACCAGATCTAGGAATTGATCCGGTATTTAAGTTTACTGATAAAACAGAGGATTTAGGAAACAATGTTATCCGCACTAACTACAGCGGAGTTTTAGTTCAGTCTGATTTAAATTTTAAGCCGCAGCTATTTAATCGAGCTTTAAAGCAAGCTGGTTTGTCTGATGAGGAAATAAGAATTCAAGAGCAAATCAGACAGTTAAACAACGCTAGTACTTGGGAGCAGACAGATGAGTTTTTATCCAATAATGAAGAGTATGCTGAAAAATGGACAGAAGCAGTTATTGATGGGAAAAGAAGGGGTCTTAGTAACAATCAAATTACAGAGAAGTTTGTCGCAGATGAAGATCCTGACGTAAAGTTTTCGGGTCTTGTTATTAGTGCAAAACATAGTTTCACCACACTTCTTTACGGTGTTGGTGCTGTATTTGGTACTGAGTGGGGGCAGCAAGGACTTCTAGCTAATGCTGAAGAGCAAGCTAACAACAGACAGTTAGCTAATGTATTTGGCATTGAAATGGGAGTGTTCCAAGACTTGGGTGAACAAGTTACTCCGTTACTTACCGATGCTCTTGTAACTGGGGTAGGTGCTCTAGCAGCCCCATACACTGCTGGAGGATCGGCAGTAGGTGTTGGGTTATATTTTTCAGCTAAAACTTCAGCTACTGTTGCTGCAAGGGCTGCTGTAAAAAGTATGTTTTCTTCAACACTTAAACAGGTTTCCCGTAAAACCGTAGGTAAAAAGGTTGAAACAGAATCTCTCAGAGCCGCAGCAAAAAGAATTGCAGCAACAGAACTAGGTTCTGATCTATCAGGGCGTCAAATTCTACAGGCGTATAAACTTTACAACAACACAGCAGTAAAAAGTTTAGGGATTAAATCTGCGATATTTGTTCCAGCAGCAACTAGATCGGGGGCTTACACTTATGGAAGTATTTATTCTACGGTAGAAAGTGACCTAAAGAAAAAGTATCTCAACGAAGATGGTCAGTGGGCTGAAGGATGGTCTGAAGAGCGAGTTAGACAAGAAGCTCATTCGCTGGCTTTCAGAGGAGGTTTGACTGCGGGGGTAGTAACGGGAGCTATTACCACTGCTATGGGTAGTATTGGGGGAGGAAAATTTGGAGGTCTTGAGAATGCTTATTTGAAAGGCGTTAGTATGCAGCAGATGAAAAACCTCACCAATAAAATTGCTGGTGTTTCCTCTGACGCTGCATTTAAAAAGTTGTTCTCTAAATCTATCCGTAAAGTTTTTGTAGAGAAAGGACTAGCAGGAGCTGGGAATATTATAAGAGGAGCTGCGGGTGAAGGTTTTGAAGAAGGTCTTGATGAGTTTGTAAATGGTATTATCGAGGATTCGTGGACGAACAAATCAAGGTCATTCAGATCTCGCGTCGAAGCGGCTGCTCATGGAGCTTTGTTAGGCGCACTATTAGGTGGCGCTTCCCCCGCTCTTGGAGCGTTATCCAGAAATGTTGGACCGGAAAAATTAAGAAGTTTATTTACGAATAAAGAAGCTCTTCTGGAACTAGAAGAAAAAGTAACCGCAGATTTCAAAGGGAGACTTAGTCCAGAACAACTAACTCGTTTTGAGAAGTTGCAAGAAGTAGCTCCATTAACAGCGGAGGAAGAGGCAAAACAGCGGAAGAAATTTGTAGAACAAGATCAAGCAAGAGAAGAAGACAGCGAAGATACACCAGCCGAAGAACAATCTCGGATGGACTCGCGGATTGATTCAGAAGCTCCTGTGGAATCTGAAGAAATATCAGAAGAAGAAGCTGAACGAGAAGCTGAACAGCTTAATTTTAATTTTGCTCAAAGAGTTCAAGAAGGGCAGGTAGATAGAGAAACTGAAACTGTAGAGCAAACTAATCGCAAACGAAGAAAGATTGATCCTGAAGTAGCTAGGAGTGAACCAACATCCGCAGTTCTTGATGGAGAAGAATCTGCTGTTGATGCTCAAGTAGCCGTTAGTAATCCCTCGGTCGCAATAAATACAACACTAACTGCAAAACAAAAATATGATCGTGTCCTAGCTGAAATAGAAGCAAAAGAAAAACTATACCAAGAAGCTAAAAAAGAATTAAAAGAACGAGGAGTTGAAGGGACGAAAGCTGATAAGATTTTAAAGAAACAAGCGGAAAAAGATTTGCTCAAAGCGGAAACTAGCGGAGCTATTTACAATCCTGAACGAGTTAGTTTTCTTAGAAAAGAAGCTAAGAGAGTATATCAGAAGGAAAAAAGAGAAGAGTCACGCCCGTCTGCTATACCAATTAAAGAGACAGATATTAAATCTATAGAAGATTTAGTAGACTCTGGATATCCAGTTTCATTTATCAGCGAACATCTAGAACAGCTAGGAATAGCTCTCGAATCAGATGATCCAAACTATCTTCGAGCTGTTGCGGCAGAGTTGAGGAAAAGAATACGCGACAAGTATCCTGTAATAAAAAGAAAACTACCGGATGGTGGGGCCAAGTTACCTAACACATTAGCAAGATCGGGCACAGTAATGCTTGATGCAGATGGAGATGGAATATTCAATAATGATCCAGAAGGAATGTTGACGTTGTTGCAGAACAACATAGCGATTCCAGTAACCAGAGAGCAGTTCGAAAGTCCTACAAGGAACCCAGCTTTTGAATTTAAAGAAGAAGAAGATGGTTCTCTTTTTGTAGTAGATGTGATGGTCCCCGTAAAAGGCGGGTTGATTAGTGCAAGGACTGCTTTTGACAGAGTGGGTGTGTTTAAATCAGATTATTCATTCTTTAAACAATTAACGCGCCAACTCAAAAATCTCATTGAGAACGTAAAGCTCCCTGATGAGAATAAAAAATTCTCAGATCCGTTTGCAGAAAATCCTAATGCTAAAATATCTCTGCAAGATCTTTTAGCTAAGGTAAAAGACCTAAACCGGATGAAGAGCATCATGGCAGGTCGCGGTCTAAATCACGACTTTCTTGTTTCTGCTGCCGCTGCACTGAGCTTACGTTTGCAGGCAGATATTTATGCTTTTGCGGAGCAACTACAAAATCCAGAAACAAAAGTTTCTGCTCCTCTCCCATCTATTGCAACAAACATAAATGATGTAGCTGCATTCTTTAATAAACAAAAGGATGAGAGAGTAAGTAAAACTAGAAGAGACTTTGCTAGTCTCATGGACCCAAATACTAAGGTCCATGAGAGACCTGATTTCTCTGCTGAAGAAGCTGTAGATAATTCAGATACATATACTCCCCCTGCGGCAGATCCTCTACCTGCCATGAGTGAATCTGCTTTGCTTAGTTTTTTAAATTCTAAGTTTGATGACGCAGAGGTCATTTTAGATGAAGACTCAGATTTATCTGACGAGTTGAAGATGATGCTCAATGAGCAGATGTTTGGAGGAAAGCAGACAACAAACGATTATAGCTCTCTTAAGTTATTCGAAACACTGATGACTTTCTTAGCTAGTGGTCAAGGAGCATCTAATGAGCCTGCTTTTGAATTACAAAAAAGACTAAAGCTAAGTTCGGATCAGCCAAATTCTTTCCCATTGGGAGCAGAATTATTTAACTTGATCACTATACTAGGTGTTGCTTCACCTTCAATTACAGAAAACATTTCTAAAAACTCTGAATTACAATCTTATGTTAGAGGTCAACTAGAGATAGCTTTAGATAAAAATGATTCTACAAAAGAGATTACTACTCAGCATGTAAAAACATTCTACAAACAGATTCGAGAAGCCAGCGCTCCTCTTCTGCAAAGATCTTTAGGAACTGCAAAAAAGATAAAAACAACAAGGCGCAAAAACGAAACTGCTCTAGAAGAACTTGGATTGGTCGATGGAGATCCTGAGTCAGTTATAGCTGCTCTTGAGGAGATAGCTAAAAAAGGACCTAGACAGTTAAGACCTATTGCGAAAGCACTTCTAAAAGACAAAGAATTTATACGTTCCGTAGAGTTTTCTATAGACAACAGCGTTGCTCCTCATGCGGGGGTATTCTTTAAGACAAAGTCTGGGAGGAGAGTTGTCAGTATTAATTTAAATAGAGGTAATGATAGAGGATTATCGGATGTTCTCATCCACGAGTATATCCATGCTTTCACAGCAGAATTGATAGCGACTCCTGAGTCATTCAGAACTGATGCACAAAACAAGGCAGTAAGATCTCTAGAAAAACTTAGGAAGATCGCGAATAAGAAAGCTCACGAAAAGGGAGTAGCTCTCTATATTTATGGAACTAAAGACATTGATGAATTTTTAGCTCATATACTTACATCCCCTAAGTTCCAACAATTTGTAAAAAGAATACAGCCTACGGATAAATCAAAACAAAACGCATTGGTCACTGCATTCAAGAACATCGCAGTGTTGGTGGGAATGCGCAAAGCAGAGTTTATTCAAGATGCTTTGGAACTTACCATGCGAGCTGGAGTACCAGAGCCTGATACAAAAGCTGGGTTTATGGCTAGGGTTTCCGATCACATGGTTCGAAACCAAATCGATCTGGAAACACTGGCTCAAGATATGGGCCTCAGTCAACAGGATGCAGAGGCGGCTGCGCTCGAAGCAGAAGCTTCTGTTTATACAAAGTGGGCAAAACAATATGTATCTGCTGAAGTAAATGTAGTCATAGATACTAACTCCAGAGTAGTTGCTAAGATAGAGGACTCTACCGGCAGCTTAATATTCAACCCAATTAGAGCTGCGTTAAAGTTACGATCTATGGTGTCTAACCAAGAAATAGATCCTAAAAAACGAACTCATATTTTAGGTTTAGTTTTAAATGAAGAGCAAGGACACTTTGCCGCTAACAAAGTAGTAACTGATGAGCAGCTTACGGATGTTATTAACAAGATGTCCGAAGCAGACTTCGAAACTGAAATTGAAGAATATTACCCACTAGATCAGCAAGAAGCGGCTCTTGATAGACTGAGAAGTTCTAATCCAAAAGTAGCGGCTGCTGAAAAATACCGTATGGCTAATGAGTCTATGGTGAGATTTGCTCAGTTAGCAATGCGGGGGGCTACTACTAATCAGCAAATTGCTTTCTTATCTACTAATCCAGATCTGGTCTCTACGTTCATTAACTACCTCAAAGCTTTTCTACATAAGATAGCCTATCATAGAAATGTAGATGATGTATCTCCTGAAATGAAGGAGGCAGTTAATAATATTGTTAGAGAATTGAGGGCGCTAGAATCGGGTTATCGACCTTCTCCTAGTGCTGTTCATTACAATGGCCGTAATGGGGATGATATTATCACAGCACTAGTCCAGCAAGGTTTGGACACTAACCGAATGGTTGGTAATGGCGCTGTGGAAAAAGAAACTTTTGTTGAATTTCCTGACGATCCAGAAAGCGGATTCTTCAAAGGATATGCTCATGGTTCAGAGAACTCTAATTTAACTTCGGTTGAGCAGAGTGATAACAATCGTAACTACGGTTTGGGAGTCGGTGTCTACTTTACTAAGTCTACACAAGCTAAAGGTGGTGCCGTAAAGGGGGCTAAATATGATGTTCCTACAGACAGCACTACAAGTAGAGAGGCTACCCCTAAAAATGTTTATAGGGCTGACATCCAGTTACAAAATCCTTTAGTTGTAGATAGTTTATCTGAGGGCAACAAGAACAGAGAGCTGAACAAAATGTTCTTGGAAGGTATTGCGGATAGATACGGTTTGACTCCGCAGGAATTCATTGAGTTTAAACAAGCAATGGACGGACCTGATGGTTCGTTTGCAGATCAAAACTTTATTAAGTTACCCAATGAATTGGTTGTCGCACTAGGACGTTTAGATGAGGACGCCTCTTATTTTGGGAAGATAACTCAATTGCTAGAGATAGTTAAAAAATACGATAAGTCTACCCAAGGAGAGAAAGTTACAGGGGCAGCTCCTACGGATGCTATGCTTCGCTTGTTCACAGACATAACAGGACACGATGGAGTATATTCCCGAAAAGAACAGGTGTTAGCTGTCTGGGATAAAAACGCTGTGGCATTGAAGTCCCGTACATTCAGAGGGAACGCACCTGCATCGATCACAACAGAGACATTTGAGGATGCAGACAGCGCAGAGGATGTAGAACTAGATTTAGAATCTCAATTTGGAGCGGACTCCAGCATACCTGAAGATCTACCGCAGTCATCTTTGTTAGATCAAGATCGGAGCTTAGGCAACTGGCTTGAGTTACTTGATGTTCCTCTATCAGATTTTGCTAAGGCTGATGAGAAAGGATTCTTTAGAAAGATAAGACCCCTTATATTTAGAAATCAAAGTATCGATTATGATATTCCTATAGGAAACTCTTTGCCCAAAAAGATCTACAAAGCTGGCATAAAAATATTTAGGAGAAGAGCAGATAAAAGGTTAGTTCAATTTTACGATACCAATAAAGCATTCGTAAGAGAGACAAAGAATGATTTGAATAAGTTTCAAGCTAGGCATGACAGTATCTTGAAACGAGAAAACAAAAGATTATCGGAGGAGTTAGGAGTTCCTACAACGATACCACCAGAACTCATATCAGAAGCTTCTGGATCGACCATGGGCACTCAATTGACAGAGGCGCAACAAGATATTGTCCAAGGAGAATATTTGAATGCAGTAAATGAAGCTAAGAATTTACCAAGAATAGAAAAAGATAGAGCAATAAACATTGCTGAAATAAACAAGAACAAGAGGGTTGAGCAATTTAGAGAATCAAACAGGGAGCAACAGATTCGCCGGAGAGACGAAGCTTTAACAGCATTACTTAGAAGATCTCCTGAGATGTATAGTCTCGTTGTCGAAATGCGGGATCTTCAAGACAGGTTGTCTAAGAAAGCAATGGAAGTATTCGGTCCTACTATGGATCCTTCAGACTTAAGATTAGCCTTTGATTTTAATGGGGGCATCTACATGACTAGAAGATATAGGATGTTCGAGGATAACAACTTCGCATCCAAGGTTATGGAAGACCCTGAATATGCAGATGTCAGAGATAGATCTGTAGAATTTTTTGCCCGTAAAATTGCATTCTCAAAACTGGAAGAGGTAAAGAAAAATGAAGGTGGAAAGCCTTTGTCTACGGAAGAAGCTAGACAAAAGATAGAGGAACAACTTACCAACAAAGACTCAGCGCATCATTCAGAAGGAAGAAAGATGATGTCGGATTTTGTCCATGGGTATAGGAGAGGACAAGTAAGGGCGCAGCTCTCCATGCGACAGGGCGCAGGGAATCAAGCTATTGTTGTTAGCCCAGCGGCTTACAAAAATAGTCCTGTGCTAAAACAAATAATGGAGCACATCAATGATAAGCAGAACATACCAAAACCTCTTAGAGAATTACTAGGAGAGTATGGGACTGAAGCAGGCATAGAGAATATAAAAATGTCTATTGCTCACACGGCTAGTGCTCTGTCTAACCAAGCGTTCTTCAACAAAATGATAGACCTTGGAACTAGGGGCGATAATCCGTGGTTAGTAAGTGAGGAAGAGTATAACAGGAACCCTGATAAATATGACGGTTGGGTTCAGGTAGCTGCTAATGAAAAAGGAAAAGACTCAGAGGGAGGAGATGGTTCTTTCCAGCCATTAGAGGGTATGTATGCCCCGCTAGAAGTTAATCGTAACTTAGTAGATCTATTTACGAATAGCGGAGATAATCCTGAAGCTAGGCATGAAGCACAAAACGAGAGGACTTTATTTGTTCGTGCTCTTGGAGAGATGGGACAAGTAGGAGTTGGCCTGTCTCTGGCTTATAAAACTTTAGGTGGAGTAGGTTTCTATTTCCGTAATATGTTTGGTAACGGAGGTTACATAGGTCCTATGCAGGGTTACTACGGAGGTTTGAAGTTGCTAGGTAAAGAACTTTTAGGAATGGGTGAGGCTGCTGTTACTTTTTCAACAGAAGGAGAAAAAGCAAGTCAGTCCCGTATGGTTGAGGCAGCTAAAGGAAATCTTGCCGACTTAGATTTTGAACTCACGGCTCTAAAAAGCATGAATGTTTTTGGGGACGAACTAGAGACTAGAGTAATTCAAGATCTTCTTACGGAAAAAGTTTCTATCAGAGACCTCAACGCAAAACTAGAAGAGGCAGGAACTGTAGCTGAACAACTACTTAAACTAATTGAAAAAGGACAAGACAAAGCAAAAGCTTCTGATCAAATCCTCTTACAACTCGCTGGTCTTGGTATAGAGAAATCATTACTAGCAGGTGCTACTGTAAAGGAAACGCATGATATATTGCTAGGTTTTGGTGGTAGGTTAGCCTCTGCTGCTGATGGATTTTTCAAAATTGGGCTATATAATTTTGAGCTAGGCTTCTTAGAAGAAGCTGCCAGAGATGAGATTAGAAGAGGTATTCGAAACGGCAAATACTCCAGCAGGCTTGTTAAAGAAGGCAACCGGCTAGTCCCCTCAAGCTCCATGAAACAGGAAGCAGCGGAGATTGTAAAAGATACTGCGCAATCTTACAGCCGCGCCCTGCCAGTCATTAAAGAACTACAGTCAGGTCAAACAATTTTCAAAGGTTTAGGAACAGTAGCAGGACCTTACATAAGATTCGCTGCGGATGTTCCTAGAATGTTCTTAGGAGGATTAGCTAGGATTCAACAAGAAAGAAGTTCTGATAATCCTGTCATAAGAAGAAGAGGTGCCAAAAGAGCGAGAGGTTATTTATATACAAACGCTTTTGCATATGGTGTGTCAAAAGGATCATCCATGTTGTTGTTCGGATTAGATGATGAAGATGAGGACACAGCGCTTCGTGCAATGCAGCCTTCGTGGATGAAGAAGTCCAGCTTTGGTATATTTAAAATAGCTAACCAATACTTTACCATAGATTTCACATACCTTAATCCATTTGCTATCATCCAAGATCCTTTTATTCGAGCATCAGAAACACTATTGCGAGGTGGTTCTGTGTTAGATATATTCGGAGATTTAGTAATAGGACGTGAAGGAGACTCAAGAGATTTCACCGGACTGGCAGCACCCTATGCGTCTGAACAGATATTGTTCCAAGCATTTGTCAGATTCGTCTTCAATAAAGATAGGTATGGCAACAAAGTATCTTTTGAATCATCCGGTGTAGCCGGACTAGGAAAAAGGTTTTCTAATCTTTTCAGAGATGCGTTCCGGCCAAGGCTTGTGGGAGCCATGTATGATTCGGCCAAAGCATTTTTCGGGGAAGAAAAATCAGGAAGACCCTTTGAATCTCCAGTAGGTCATTTGGTAAAAGAAGCTTTGCCTATAAAACCATACCCAATTGATATTGATAAAGGTTTCCAGAATTACATGGTGGGCCACATGCTTCGGTATAATGAGAACAACAGAAAATTTAAAACAGAGATCACGCAAAAGAAAATTCTTTCAGCAGCGCAAGTTCGTAGAATCTACGATCAGTTTGCGAAAGAGCGCATTTCATTGAACAATGAATTAAAACAAAACTTAAGAGGTTTTGAAAAACTTGGTCTGTCAAAGGACAGAATAAAGCAAATTGCTTCAAGCAGAAATGTCAGTGCGCAAAGACTACAAGATCTCAGGTTAGGTTTTATGAATAGACCTATACCAACAGTTCCAACTGAAGATGCCTTAGATGCCCTCGGTAAAAATGGAAAGATAAGAAAACAAATTCTCAAAGAGAAGTATGAGTCTGATTACCCAGATCTTAAAATTAAAATAGAAAGATAAAATGAAAGGTGTACCACACTACAAAAAAGACGGCACCATCCACAAAGGTGGTAGTCACAAGATGCCCAACGGCGAACTCCACACAGGGAAAACACATAGTTCAAGCAGTGAAAAACTTTTTCACTTCGATGAGCTAAGTCCTGCGGCTAAAAAAGTAGCTAAGAAAACTACTACCAAAAAGAAAGTTGCTAAGAAGAAAGCCTCTGAAAAGAGCAAAGCATCTTTTATGGAGATGGTGGAAATGAGAATGAAAAAAGATAAAGATAAGTAGAAAGGAGAAACTGACTATGCCAAATTACATGAAGAAAGATAAAGGCAGTAAGGCTGTCGTTATGAAAGTGATGATGAAGAAGATGAAAAAAGGAAAAAAGAAAAAAGAGAAATCTTCTAAAGACCAAACCACTTCTTACTAATTAAAAGTAAAGTCATAGATATGAGAGCATACATGCCTTGGATGAGGCGTGTATGCCCATATCTTTTGATATTCCATCAACTAGATGAACTAGCTGTGGCTAGTACAAAGCCTAGTAAAAAGGAGATCGAGGAATTAAAAACGTCCATAGCCAAAACAGTTACAGTATTTGCTCCTTAATAGTTTGCTCATCCTCGTTTGAGCTTTTTGTTGACGCCCTAATTAAAGCACTTGTTTTTTGCTGAAGAGTAGGGCTTTTCTTTTTGCGCTCCTCTTGAAGAAGAGCTTTAGAAAGAATAGCATAGTTTACTATGTCCTCGCAGGCATCAGCTACGGTCTCATCAGGCACAGATAGTTGACCATCATTCACAAAACTATTTATACGCTGAACTTTATCAAGCATACGCATCAAGATTCCCTTTACAGGGTGAACCCCAATCATAGATGAACATCGGAAGTTTGCGAACACATCTTCGGATTTCTCCCCTCCTGTGTAATCATTGTTCTTTGCTTCCATGATCTTCCTACACTTAGCGGAAGTCTCTTGGTGTAATGTTAGAAGGTCGGGCAAGTTCATAGTCCTGTATTGTCTGTCATATAAATTAAAAGTATCCCTAGAGATACTAGCAGTATGAACATCATAGAAATCTCTAACTCATTTATCATTCAAATGTTCTATCTGTTACTTGATGAATTGTTCTTTCCACCCAATTGTAGTTGGGAGACCCACTGAAACCTGTCTCTCCAGTCAAAGCTAGGATGCCCCTGATAAATAGATCAAGATGTTTTTTCTGGTGAGCACGGATGCAACGAATGCTGGCCGATGGGGCGAAACAAATGATAGACCAGCCAGAAGGATTAGAATCACTATCGTCTTCTACAGCCTTAACATTGATGCTGATTCCATTAATCTCCAGTATTTTTGATCTAGTATTCTTTGGCTCTTTCATTCTGTTGTGTAGTAAGAAGAACTAAATTCACATATCTGCGAATGATGTATCGCGTCCATGTTTTTCATCTTCCTGTTTATTGCCTGCATTACATATTCCTCGATGGAACCATCAGCCAATAAAACTTTTTGAAGAGCATCAGTCTTGGCTCCGTTGCGGTGTATCCGACCGAGGACCTGAGAGAACTCCTTAGCGTTAAAGCTAGGAGATATTAAAGACACACGAGGTCTTTCGCCGTGCGTGTCGTGCAATGAAATACCAGTTCCTCCTGTCGCAGAGTTAAGAACCAAGCAATGAGATTTATCATCTTGAAATTCTTTGATCAGATTATTCCTGACTAACTGCGGCACCTCTCCGTTTATGTAGTCACACTTCAAAAGAGAACTAAGCTCTTCAATCGAAGCTGTGTAATTCAGGAAGATTGCCACACTGTATCCCTCTTGCATCGCTTGGTGCGCTTGATCTCTTATGTCTGGAACCTTAAGTATTTCACACTCCTGTCTGGCTTCTCCAATTCTCGTAATCATAGGCTTGTCATCCCCGTCTTCCAGCAAGTGATCGGGTATTCTGCCATACTGAATATAATCACTTATGTGACTCTCAGTCATGTCCAGCTTCTCATAAGCTTTTATGATCTTATCATTACGAGAAAACTCTATCGGATCCACGATAACTCGATTACCTCGAAACGAATCAGGGAAATCAGAAACAGTAAGACCGTGGGTAGTTACTCCATACATACTCTTACGCAATGCGGATAGTGCAAACTCTGGGTCTTTCATTTCAAACCCACCATGGAAACCTGCTGTGCATTTCATCTGCCTCAACCATTTCCAGTAGTTGGGCCTTCCGTAAATCGTGTTGGTGTTCGAATGCAAGCCAAGCATGTATCCGATAGAGCGCATCTCCATAGGGCTATCGCAGGGAGTACCGGACATACCATGCACCAAATAGTTGTTTTGGATTAACGATACAAGAAGGCCAGCATTCAAAGTCCATGGCCCTTTCAGTTGATGTATCTCGTCCACAAGAACCAGCGTGTCTTTTGGAATGTTCCAACGGAAAGATTTAGAACCCGTCTTGGAAACATAATCTGTCTTCCCTGTCCGTAGTTTTTCAACATTCAAAACAAACAAGGGATTCAAACCACACTCCCTTAACTCTCTCTGCCAAGATGGAGTTACTGCTTTAGGGCAGATAACAGCCACATTATTTATTTCTCTCTGCGGAAGATTAAGTGAGTTATCAATTAGATCCTTAGCTATCTGCGCTCCAACGACGGTCTTACCTGTGCCCATTTGTGAGGAGTCTAAAGTAGATCTCCCATCACGTAGCACTTCTGTAAAGAAGTCCAAAGCCTCCTGCTGCGGAGGAAATAAAGTTTTCATCGACCAATTTGAGAGGCTGCATGCCATGTCTCAATCATCAAGAGACTATCCTTGAGCGTGTTCCTACCGGCAATGAACATCCACCTGCCCTCTTGCTGCTCGTAGATCCCCCAGTTTTCCCCCTCTTCTACTTCTCCAACGGGGTAATCAGGGAGGTTACGCCTTACGTCCACAACTCTATACTGATTGCTGCCAGCATCTATTATGTTGTAGTGACCTCGACTTAATCTTTTTGTAATCATCAGGCTTCAGGCTTCAGGCTTCAGGGTCCAGTAACCATAAACACACCTAGTGCCATTCCTGCTACAGTCGTGGGTGTCATGTAACACGCCATCAATCACAGCAGCGTAGTGTTTTGAAAGTCTGACGATTATTCTACCTTCGGGTAACTCATCGGAACTCAAATGTGTGGTGCATCCCTGCCCAACTTTCATTTTTGCTACCCAATGCCAACCCATGTCCGTAAGAATCTGATGCATTGTATCCCTCCAGACTCCTGTTCTGGGGTGACTTCTTGTTGGTCTAGCTTTTGTAATCTTCTCAGATTTTGCAGACTCGATAATCAAATTATAAATCTCAGTATAATTACTATCCGTGGCAATTGCCAAAGCTCTTGCTCCGCAATCTCCGGTTCTACCTTTGTAGCCTGCCTCACTCCTACCCCCATCATTGTATTTGTATTTCATTTTGGTATTCATTTTTTGTTGTGCTTATCAAAGCACGATTGGAATCATAGAGTATCCCAAATCTTTTGTCAATTATTTTTTTATTTAGGTTTTTTAAAGGACTGTTCTTTTTTCATCTCAGACCATGACAAAGGCTTGATACCTTTTTTCTCCAAGTAAATGTCGCAAGCATCTCCGACTATTTTAGACAGACCAACAGAGGGATCTTCAAATTGCCTGCTACTGTGTTGCCCTTTGAATCTCTTGTTGTAACCACCTCGTTTGATTCCCATAAGTTTAATCCTTATGTAACTGTCACCTCATAGATCCATTACATCAACTGCTCCTATTTGATATGATGTAAAGGTGTGAAGAAGGCTTCAACATTTATGGAAACACTCATAGTGGTCGCGATGACTATGATTCTTACAGGTCTAGTTATAGAAGCAGCCTTCAGGGTTTACGATATGTTCGTTGAGATGGACAAACATACACAGCTACAACACTACGAACAGTATTCTCAGGACAAAAAAGCAATGAGAAATTAAACCCTATCCATCTCAGATTCCCATTTCACATAACTAGGATTAGCTTCTACACAGTCTGGGCAGGCTCCATATTTCCAACCGAATCTTTCTTTCTGCTCGTCGATTATGTCGGACATTTCTTCCTTAACGGAATCAATATCAATGCCACTTAGATCGTGTGCAATCTCCACGTCAATATCCTCATGGCACAAGCAACAGGCCACACTCGCCGTGAAACTTAAAGATACAGTGTAATCGCTCATTCAGCTTCGACGAATGCAACTTTGTCCACATCAGCCTTTACCTTGCCAACCCATTTATCCAAATCCCGTTGGGACCTTATGTGATTACTTGTGCCAGCCTCAATATTATCTGCTCGCTCAAGGAGCCAACGCGATAGTTCGCGAAACTTCAAAATGAGTTCAGCGTCACGAGCTTTGTCTCGATCATGTTCTAATTCTTTTTGATGAATATATTCCTGATCTGAATCCATTTCTTCTTGAGCACTTTTAGCTTGTTCATCAAGCCATTCTTCATATTTAGCTCGCTCCTCTCCGGTCATTTCTGATGATTGGTATCTAGGTGAATCACTCATTGTATTTTTAGATGTTATTTTTTGGCTCAAAAATCTTGGATTTTTCCCTGTGACTCGAAAGCGCTGAACATATCTCGTCGCTAATGTCTTTTAACTCTTGCGTAATAGAACTAATCGCAGAGTTCATCTTGTGCATATGCTCCGTTCCCTGAAGCAGAAACTTAGAAACATCCAGAGCACCCCGTGTTGTATTAAGAGTGCCTATGATTCTACCATGAATATTGCTTAGAGAATCTCGCAATTCCATAGTGTTGATCTGTTCTTTTTGATGCTCATCAAGGAGTTCTCGCTTTTCTTTATAGTGATGGAGCAAAGCCTTTCTTCTGTCTTCCAAAATGTTTTGGACTAACTTGTCTCGATATTTTTTTTCTGTTTTCATGTATTTATTTTCGTCAGTGTATTTCATTGATATAACGAGTTAAATCTTGTGGTATTCTTTTGTAGGGGCTTTGTCTGACTCGACGACGAACAAAGCTTGTTCGGCTCCCTTGGCGGTTTCGAGAACCCACAGGCGAGGCCATGAGGATATTTTTTCTTTCCGAGCTAGTTGGCAACTTGAAGGAAGCTTTCTCAGACGGCAAAGAGCGAAGCTAATCTCTTCAATATCATTATTGTTTCCGCGTCGAATGTGTTTGATAGGCTGCTTCATAACTGTGTCCAGTTGAGAACACTGTTGAAGACTCCGAAGGATCTCGTTCACTTCGTTCCATTGGGTAATGTTAAGGTCGGTAATCATGTTATTCATTGTCATTGTTATTTCTTTTTTCGTGGGCTATCTCTGCGCCATGCGCAAACCCCATCGCGTAATATTTACTGAGGATTAATCTCAATCTTCCTGTTGTCATTCCTCTCCCTGTTATTTGTTCTATTATTTCCGATTCGGCTTTGGCCTGCTCAGAAGCGTGGCGGTTTGTAATCTTCTCCAATGTCATGCGCGTTGAATATTAGTCAATAATTTTGGTGTTCTTTGCAAGGAATAACTTATCGTTCTCGCAATGTGTAATCATCGATTGGATCAAAATCGCATTAGTTATTCTTGTGTCTTTTGTCCTAGACAATTTCTCACGAAACTCAATAAGCCTCGCCATGGTCAAAGCATCAACGCTTATGTTCTTGTGACTCTTGCCCATGTCTCTTCTTTTTTCTCGTGATTTCTTGGCGTATCTCTTGGCAGCTTCTAACCGCTCAATGTCGGTATGATACAGTTTAGGTCTACCTCGTTTTTTAGGTGTGATCATTGGATAGTTATTCAGGTTTCAGGTTTCAGGTTTCAGGTTTCAGAGAGTCGCGGTATGAACAACTTCACAGCCATCGAACATCGATGGGAACTTGCAAATCTTTTTCCAAGCGCCGTTCAAGGTGTAACTAAAAGCGCCATCGACCCAACCTCTCTTTTCGGCTGTCCAGTCTCTTGCATCTCCGTAAGTAGTCCCACGGTAATAAAGGCCCTCGCTGTTCATAATATAATAATTAGCTGTTTCGAATTTCATATCTACTTTGTTCTACGGGTTGAAGGGAAGTCCCATCTTGCGACCAAGGTGGTAACTGATTTCGTCAATCTTGAGTGACAGTTGTTGCCGTGTGGGTGGTGTGAGAACAGAACCGCTATCGGCCAGCCTCATCTTGTAATTAGCAAGTAGAGCTTTCAGTTCTTCCTTGTTCATATTTTCAAGTTTCATTATCTCGTTTTGTTTTGTTCATTCGTCAGACAGACACGGAGTCTCTCACTCTTGCGGTCAGGATCCGATGCTCGTCTGCAATCTTAAGGCACTCCTGACTAACGGTCTCCATGTTCTTGTAGTGGACCCGCAGCTTCTCAAGCTTGTCGGCTGCTTTCTTCATGTAAACCTCAGAGGTTCCCATCTTAAAGGCGCTTGCCTCCCGGCCTGCCTTCTCGGTGTCTATATTGATGCCTTCCAGCGTCCACTTGGCTGCCTGCTTCTCGATAGCGTGGTCGCTAGTGAGCTGATCCATCTTCTTCTCTAGGTAGGCGATCCACTCGTGGATGTCTCCAGTGATGCTGTCTCCTGTATTGTCGAATGTTGTTTTTGCCTTGGTCATTTTATAATTATTTATTGGTTAGTAATTTTTGGTCGTTGACCATTACGCAGTAAGTGGTGCGTATTTCAGAATCAGGTTGGAAGCTTGGAAGAGTGCTCTCGCCTGAACATCTAGCCATGTCTCGTGAAGGCTTGGTTGAAGACTCCCCCCACGTTTTTTCCACAAAAAGGATGCGTTACACAGAGCAGCAGCAATATCGGCATCATAGATCTTTGCGTTTCCCCCGTAGGAATACTCTTTCCAATTCGACGCACCATTCAGCAGACCCTTCTCGTCTAGCTGCTCTGGCTCGTACTCTTCTAGCATCTCAAGAGCGTACGCTTGCACTCCTTTCTGCCATGCACCACGAGGCTTCTCTAGCCTTTGCAACAATTCTGCTGTTCTCTGTGCGTGGTTTAACTTCGGCTCTGTAATTGTATTAGTTTTCATTTTTTTATTGTGGATTAGATTTATTATTTTGCAATTTATTTTTCAATTATTTTTTTTGGGTTAGGGGAGCCAATTAGGCAGGAAACGGTTCCATGCCTCAGGCATCCCCCATTCGTTGTGCCTGTTCCAACGCAGTCCGACAGTCTCCGCAGCCTTGACTGTGATGTAGAGCCTTTCCTCGCCCTCCTCGAATCCCTGCTCCTTGGTGACCAGAGCTAGGTCAGTCAGGGTGTCGATTGCCTCCTGTGTGGTGAGGGCGTGCCTGCTTGGCTCGATGTCTCTCTGCCATATCTTCTTGCATCCGACAGTGCCCGATCCCCTGATTACCATCCTGAAGAGCTTTGCAGCGTCCTCGCTCAGGCTCTGTATTGTTTCTTTCGTGTTCATCGTTCTTGATTGGTTAGATGTTACACCTCGGATTCGAGCCATGCTCTCCACTTCTCGCCCTCGGTCAGGCTTACCCAGTAGAGAGGGCCTTCGATTCCGAGCATTCCGGCGTCGTGCTGATCTTCTGAATCGACCAGACCCTTCTTGACTAGTGAGCCAAGAACTCCGGCGCTTGAGTGGTCTTCTTCCATTCCTGCCATGTGTAGGAGGTCGTGATACCAACCGCAGCCGGGGTCGTCGTTTCCGGCGACTACTGCGTAGAAGAGCTTGCGCTCCTTGTCAGTGAGATTCTTGATTGTGTCTTTCGTGCTCATCGTTCTCTTCTGCTTTGTAATTGTTTTTACCTGCTAGTAGCTCTCCAGTCTTCCATTCTCCGCTTAGCCTTCTCCTGCTCCAGCTCTGCGTCGAAGAGTTCCTCGTGAGTCTTAGTGATTTCCTTGAGAAGCTTGAGAGCGTTAACGTCTAGAGCCTCCACCATCTCTGCCGCACTTGCTTGGTGATCCGGTGTGCAGATTGGATTCTTTGTGTAGTGCTCCTGCTCTGCTCGGTCTGCCAGCTCATAGCTAAGCTTTTTAAGTCTCTGCTCGATCCTGTTTTTCAGGAAACTGATTTTTTCGTCGAAGTTGATTGTCATTGGTCTGATTGGTTATTTGTCAGAATAGTTTGCTTCGTAAAGCTCCACGGTCTTTCTTGCGATAGCTTCAATCAGTTCACCTCGCTCCTGAAGCTCATCCCTGATCTTGTCAGCTTCCCAGTGATCAATCTCTCCGATTACCTCATCTGCAAGATTGTAAAGCTGTTGTCGCTCTTGTCCCTCTCGGACTACCAGCCTTCCAGCGGTGGCTAATTCTCTGACAGTGAGTCCTGTCCATGTCTTGTGATCGAGGCAAAGATCGACCTGTTCTGATTGCTTCATTTGTGTATTCATTTTTTTGATTTGTTGTGTTTAATGGTTGGGGGACAAGGGTTAAACGATCAGGGAAAAAGAGGCAGAATCACCTTTGAACGTCGTAAAAATGTGAGAGGCGTCATTAGCTCCTGCCACGTACCATTTCCCTTTTCTTTGGAAGACTTGAAATCCTAGCCCATAGTGAGCGCTGACTTCATTCATCCGCTTCTTAGTGGTAGCGCTCCACCAGCCGCCAGTGTTCAATTCAACATTGACCCGATAGAGCCTTGAATCAGACAAGGTGGTATTTATCTCCTTTGTGAATTTTGCAATGTCCGTATCGTGATACCTTACAATGATTTTCTCATCTTCGGATCTCACGGAAGTTGCAGCCTTTGTTTTGAATGGATTTGTCATCGTTTCCATGCAAGAAGCATGGCACAGATTTATTGAGTGTGCAACATTTATTTGAGAAAAAAGAAAATAATTGACGTGGTGCATTTGCACTTTTTGCATTCTGAAATTGCACGTTTTCTTGTTTGTTCCACATGGAACATTTCACATTTTACAGGCTACAGGGTGCAAGGTTCGAGGGTCCAGTGATTTCCTCGCAACTGCGCAAATTTACGTGCAGCTTGTTACATGTCGCCTGCTGAATGCTGCCGGTTGCAGGTTGCCTGCGACAGGTTGCAGGTTGCAGGGGGCAGGGGTGCGGGGAGCTAGGTGGCGTGCGGGTGCCGGTGCCACGCCACGGGTGGGGGGTCAGTTTTTTGTGTAGCAGTGTACAGTGTAGTATATATGCGTAGGAAAAAACTTGACTAAATTTACAGAAGACCTGAAATGTTCCTAAGCATGAGTGATAAACAGGATTATTACGCTCGGAACAAACAAGCTCGCAAAGAGTATCAGCGTAAATATTACAGTCTGAACAAAGAAAGTATACAGAGGAAGAAAAGACTGGAAGAACTCCACGATCCAGAAAAGTTTGAAGCGAGACGTGCTTACAACAAAGCCTATTACGAAAAGAACAAAGAAGAGATTCTCAAAAAGAGGGCAGAGGCGTATGCTAAGAGCAAAAAGCTCAAAGAATAATTTAAAAGTTTCTCTGATATTTATATCACTTGTTGTAATTTACAATAAGGTATATCCTCTACTAGAAAACTTTAGAATTAGAAATATGTTCAAAATATCGCTGCATTGACTAACCATTTCAGAATGGTAAATTAAATGCCATGTCCACCAGCTCAAAAGAACGATACAGAAATCGACTTTTAAAAGCTGGAGTGTCTGGTTTCAACAAACCAAAGAGAACGCCCAAACATCCTAAAAAAAGCCACATAGTAGTGGCTAAAGTAGGGAACGTAGTAAAAACTATACGCTTCGGTCAACAAGGAGCCAAGACCGCTGGCAAGCCAAAAGCTGGAGAGTCTGCGAAGATGAAGCGTAAAAGAAAGTCTTTCAAGGCTAGACACAGAAGAAACATTTTAAAAGGTAAGTTATCTGCTGCGTATTGGGCTGATCGCGTTAAATGGTGATGAGCACAAAAAAGAAAAAGTCAGGCACCTCTACCAAGTCTAACCCTAAATTATGGGCACAGGCTAAAGCGGAAGCGAAAAGAAGAATGGGTGGAAAGCATTCTGCCCGAGCCATGCAGTTGGCTGTAAAGATTTACAAGAAACGAGGGGGTAGATACAAAGGCAAAAAGTCTTCTTCCAACAAACTAAAGAAATGGTCTAAACAAGACTGGGGCACAAGTTCAGGTAAAAAGTCTTCGGAAACAGGAGAAAGGTATCTGCCTAGAGCTGCGAGGAAGCTTCTAACTAAATCTCAGAGAGCTGCGGGGAACAGAGCGAAAAGAAAAGCTACCCGCGCTGGTAAACAAAGGGCTAAGTATACCCCTGCTGAAAGAAGGGCTTTTATTAGAGCTACGAGAAGAAAGTCTTAAATAATCCATATAACGTATTGTAAATTACAATACGGGAGCTAAAGTTTCATATGGACTTATTTGATATCCCATCTGGTTTTAGGGTGATACCAAGAGCAGACTCTAGATATGTAGTGTCTGACAACGGGCATGTTTTCAATATGAAGACTGGAAGAATGCTTAAACAGCACTGGAATGGTTACAGCACCTACACCATAATCAAAGATCCTGTTGGTAAACAATTTAGGTTCAACCATTTAAAGATGTTGTTGAAGCCCTATGTAGAATTAACGAAAGAATGGGTTATGAATAAGGATGGAGCAAAGATTATCCCAAACTTTCCTGACTACGCTATTTCTCATTACGGGGCAGTGTATAGAATAAATCCACCAAAAAGAGGGCCACAGGCTGGTAAAGTATTTATGGTGAGTGAATTCACAAAGAAGGGTTTTCCATATGTCAGGCTACAGGGCACAAAAAACCCCAGACAAGTTCGCTTAGACAAGCTAGTTGAACAAGTCTGGGGGTCTGGTAGCACCTACCAGTATTAGTCCTCAGTCTTTGGCTCAGGACGTGGGATGACATCAAGTCCGAGACAGACTTTTGGAGGCATCGGTCTGACTTCGACATTTGCTTGGATATTTGTTGCCGGATTCGTGAATGGAATAGGCAAGCTCCCCGACAAGTCGGTAGAGCTACATGACACACCAAACAGGATGCAGGATGCCGCTGCAATAGTTATGATTACACGTTTCATAAGAGGTAAAGGTTAAGTGTCGATTTGTCAGTGTCAACTTCTAAACCATTGACTATATTCATATTGACAAGTAATGTTATTTGATAATGAGCAGTGAATACCCTTTGGGCATTGATGGGTTAGAACTTCAATCTCTTGATGAGACGGGTAAACCTGTAGAAACACGTCTTAAAGATGTTAAAAGCGCCATATCTATTTTTAAAACGCTTTTTAGAGCGGATGAGAAGTCAGCAACTAACCGTGCGCGTGTGGACGCGATGTTCGACGGCGCGGCCCCTTATAATCAGGGAAGTCTCGCGACGAGCGGACAACCACTAAAAACTAATCTAAACTTTGGGGAAGCTCAGAGACTACTAGATATTTCTTTATCTGCATATGTAGATTTGTATTCCAGCCTTGAGACCTTAGTAGAGGTATCGGGGACTATGGGTGAAAAGAGTCAAGTTGCTCCCCAAGAAGAGATAGTAGCTGACGAGTTGACGCACTTAATGCGTTCTTGGCCTGAATTCCACAGTGCTTATTTGCGTTTATGCACAACCTTTATTAAGCATGGAGTAAGCATCGCGTATTTTGATACG